GATCTTGCAATACCGCACTTTTGGGCGGTCAGACTCGCGGGACTTGATGGGTTTGCCGTAAAACGCTTTTAATTGCTTGTCTTCAGGTGTGCCCTCAAACGCCGTAGCGTTGCCAGGGTACAAGTTCAGCGTTGTGCGGTCATAGTCAATGTAGTAGTAGTCGGCAATGCGGATCGTGTCTTCATTAAGCCAATTGCTGATCGACTGGTCACCCACACCCAACGACTGAAGCGTGGTGATCGGCGCAGCATCGGGATACATGCGCTCAAATTCTTCTTTGGTCAAGTCTTCAGTGATAAAACAATACTTGGCATCCGCACCCGTTGGGTCTTGGATCGTAGGGTCCATGTAGACACTGAAACTGTTGCGTACACGGCCAATCTTGATGTCTTGGTCAAAGCTGTTGTCTTCGCAGTACTCAGTCAGCAGGTGAATATAGCCTTCACCGTAAGACACTTGGTTTTCACATGCCGTATCGTAGGCCACATCGGCATCACTGATGTACTCAATGTGCCGGATCATGCCGTTAAAAATGTCGGCCACTTCGATGTCAGCGTTGTCATCCACGGGAATGACTTTAGCGCCTGGGCGGTTTTGCCGTTGGTCGTTGGTGACCTGCCGCACATGCTGGGGCAACTTGTTGATGGTTAGGCAAGGACGGGCGTTGATGGTTTGCCCTTGCACCGCGCCACGGGTGGCCAGTACGTCAGCAGGCCACTGCCAATGGTTGTCGGGTGAGCCTGCGTAAAACTTCAGGTCATCGGTTTCATCTTCACGGGATTCGGACAGCGCCGACACAGCCATATCCAACCTTGCACGCGCAACGGTCAGGATGTCTGCGTCAGACTTCAGTGGTTTGCCGCCAGCAGCAACATTAGCCGCAGCGACCATTCCGGTTGGATCAGCCATTAAAGACCCCTAAAACGTGAGGTTCGCGCATCAGCACATACTCTTTGCCACCATGCGTAAATTCTTGCCCGACATCGAAATATACACGATCACCAACATTAACGTCTTTGCAATCTGGGCCTGCCGATAGTACCACACCAGTGCCAAGTTTCTCGCCAGGTGGCAATACAAACAAAGCGTGCGTCTCAACATCACGCTCCATAATCAGGCAGTTTTGCAGGGCTTTGGGAATCATTTTTTCTTTGGTGGTGGAGAAGCACGTTTGACAGAATACGCAATGGCCACGGCCTGCTTGACCGGCTTGCCAGCTTTTACTTCAGCAGCTACGTTCTTGCGAAACGCCTCGGGTGATTTAGATTTAACGAGGGGCATCACTTTCCTTTCTTTGCCGTTTTAGCAGAGTCTTTAAAGTCTTTGGCAGTTGGCGCACCCTTATCACCAGGGCTTCGCATCTTCTCTTTAGACCCAGCAGCAATTCGTTGTTGTTTAGCATGAATATTGGCATATAGCCCCTGTTTAGTCGCCATGTTAAGACCCCATCCAACTGGTTGAAACCATGCCGCGATCAGAAGACACACGGCGCTCTGTTTTTAAATTGTACTCTCGGTGCGCCACAGGAAAAGCAAAGGTCACGCAAATGGCATCCGCCGCATCCGGTGAAGCAAGCCCCCGTGCTTTCATGTCTTTCTTGGACTCCAAGAATATTGTTCCACGTGAATCAGGCTTGATCATAGGTGAAACCAGATCCGTTTTCAAGAACCTGTCTTTAGGGATGCTTGCTGACCTTAACCAGTCCTTCATCTTGCCCCACATCTCAGCACGCTTGTTGCCGTACATAATGGGGTTGGCTGACTTGTTGCCAAAGTTTACGCCCTTGACCTTGTAGCGCTGTTCTTTCAGGCGGTCAACAATACCAGCGCCAAGACCACCCTCATCAATCACCACCATGGCCGGTTTCCATTCTTCCATGGCCTCAATAATATGGCCAACCACCGTCATCGTGTCATCGCCTCGATGCCGGTCAATTCGGATAATGTCCCTGCCCTGCCGAATTGCAAGGACTGTTGCATCAGCGCCAAACCTTGCAGGGTCCACACCAATAATGATGGGCGCAGTCTGATCCTTGTACTTTTCGCGCTTCATGGCTTCGTCCACAATGTCAGCCGGTATGAACTGGTCATCACCTTCTGACGGGAACATGCCATAGACCTCAACGTGAGCCTGGCTTGAGTCCGGTCCGTATTCGTCAATGATGTTCTGGTACACAGCCTTGTCCGTACCTTCTACGGTGCGCGCATCCACAACCTTGTTGGTCCAGAAATCTCGCTTGGAGTTAAAGCATTCGTAGAAGTACCCCGTATTTCGGCGGGGGTTGCTGAACGCCAACCATAGGCGGTTTGGCGTATTCTCCGTAAAGAAACCAGCGGTCACCGCCCAGATCGAGTCGTCAATACCAGATGCCTCATCAAAGATCACCATCACACCATCGTGGTTGTGAACTCCAGCGTAAGAATCTGGATTCTCAGCAGACCACAGCCGGCCTTCAACCGCCCAATACCGTGTGCCTTTTCGCAGATCTTTTTCCACCAACTCAGTGAGCCAGTTGGCAGGGGCTACTTTTGTCGCACTCACTTCAAACCAGTGGCTGTTAATGCTCATGGCCAACCACTTGGTAATCTCAGCCCATGTGACTGCTCTAAGCTGCGCTTCGCTGTTGGCCGAAATAATGGTCGTTGAGCCTATGCGTGTGGACAACATCCAGATGGTGAGCCAAGACACAAGGGCAGACTTGCCAATACCGCGGCCAGATGAGACTGCATGGCGCAGGGTTTCAAAGTCTATTAACCCATTCTGGCGCTTGATGTGCTCGGTAATCTCTCGCAACACTTCCCTTTGCCATTTTCTTGGTCCCTTGAAATTGTGCAAAGGCGTGTTCTCTTTACCCCAAGGAAAAGCAAACAACACAAAAGCCTCGGGATTGTTTGCAATTGCCGGTGACCACAGAGTGGCCATCACCTCTTGTTCGTCTTCGGGCTTGTAGATTGTGGTTTGCATTAAGGATTTGGCGGTTGTTGCTGAAGCATCGCATTGACCGGCGGCTGGGCCAACGCATTAGGCAACTCATAATTCATGCCCAAAGCAGATCCAGCAGCTGCACCACCACCATAGTACAGCTCGCGCCAATCTGATGGCGCCATTACCGGATTTTCTGCTTGCGTATAACCGGCCTTCTTGTGCGCGGTTAGGGAATCTTTCATCTCCGTCCATGACTGGCGGGGCAACAACCGGTAATCTGGATGTGCAAATTCATGGGGCTCCAAACGCTGACGGTACACATCCCACTTGCGCCACTGCTCTGGAAACAACTCAATCGTTGGATTTGGACCTCTGGACTCATCCACATAATCAACTACTCGCTTATAAAACGGGTTGAAATCTTGCAACTGCTTGGGCTCATACGCCAATTTCTCCGGCGTGGCCACACCAGGGATGTCATTAAGCTCACCAGTTTTTGTGCGGTACGTCTTCGACAACGAAGATCCCCCAATCACATCAATCGCAGCCTTCTCAACATCTTTAACCGGTTTACCCAAAATAGCTTCTGTCGTTGCGTCTGTCTTCAACTTGCCAGCCATCCGGTCACGGAACGCTTGGCCAACAATCGGATCATCCAACATCCGTTCATACGAATTACGGATCATGTGCAAATCAACCGCACTGGTATTGGCCTTCTCCAAATTCAACCACGGCGTGCCAAGTGATGCCGTCTTTGGCCCCAAGCCTGGCACCTGATTCATCACCCGCATAGTCACATCGCGCATAGTCTCCCCAGGCGCCATCTGAAACATCTCCGGCTTGTCCAAAATCAATTTGGCCAACATTGCTTGATTTCCCAAATCAGCCGTACCCAACACACCCATGCCACCGCGGCCAGCTGCCTGCACACCAGTCTGAAGCTGCGCGGTCCTAGACAGGCCAGGCTCACCAACCCTGCCGGCCAACGCCTGCAACTCATCCTGATTCACCAACCTCATGCGCTGCGCCAAAAACTCATTTGGCGTCAACGGCGCATTCGGCGACAACAACGCAAAATTCAACCGATTAAACATGTCCACCTGATCAGGGTTCTGCACCTCATGCGTCCTAATCAACTTCTGCATCAACTCATCATGCGTCTTTTTGGGCAACGATGCCGGATCAATGTTGTTTGCCTTCATCCAAAACATATCAGGCACAGTAAACGTGCCCTCCAACCCACCAGGTATCTTGACCTCACGCTTAGACGTCAGATCCGACACACCAAGTGATTTCGGCTCAGTCAACGTCATGTTGACCCCATGCTTGGCACCCCAATCTTTCCACTCAGCTTCACTTGCCTTTGGGCCAGGCGTGGTGGCCGGCTCTGCCCTCATGCGGCCCCTGGTCATCATCGCATCGTCAATCACCGACTTTGGCACCACACCAGAAATCTTAAACGCCGGACTCTGCATCAGCGATCTTGCAATATCTTCCTCACCGCCAACCGCGGCTTTCAACTCTTTCATGCTTCGGCCAACACCAGTGCCATCTTGCTTGGCCCTGAACGCCTCGAGCGCTTGGTTCTTCTCCTGACCCTTTAATTTTCCAAAAGCCTCAGAGTTAACCAACCTCAATTCTGCCTTGCTCAAATCCTGAATGCTTGCGCCCACCGGCAAACCCTTGGTTAACGGCGCCAACAACGGTGCGGCCTGCGCCATCAATCCCAAGTTATATGCCGGATTGGCCACATTGCGAATGCCTTGGTAATCCGGATGCATCACACTAAACCCCATCTGATCCGGCGCCGTTCCCATAAAACCTTGCACCGCAGCATACGTCCGCGGGTCCGGCAAAGTGTTTACATCCCGTGCTTGCGCCAACTGCCTTGCGGCTGCTCCCTGACGCTGAATGTTAGGGTTGCCAAAAAACGGCGCTGAAAGCGCATTCTGGCTTTGCTGGGCTAGGGCGTTGTATATGGGCATGGCGTGATGTTAAACGAAAAATTAAAAAATAAAAAATATTTTTAAAATGTTCGCGGGGCTACCGTTCCTGTGGCCCTTTCGCGCCGGCCCTACCCCCCCCGACCATGGCCAGTTGGGCAGGCCAGCGCCGGCTGGGCCACCCAACAACCCAAGTGTTAGTAAGCGCTCACATACTTAGCGGCTCAAATCATAATGAATACCAAACAACTCAGCGACTTTATACAATGTCCATTATGTTAAGTCGTAACGTGGTTACGCACAGGTTATACATGATCGTATGTCGCCAAACTCGGTTGTCCACAACCAACGATGAATAACTGCCAGTTTGCCCTGTGGATAACTGGCTTAAAAGGGTCATAGGTTTTGCCTATTGGTTTTGCCGAACCGGTAGTTTTTGGCTATGCGCCTGCGCGTAGTTCTTGAGAATCTATGCAAAAAGCGCATAACCCTCAACAATCATTTATTTTTTGCCTGCACATCTACAACGTTGCTATCGTCCTGAAGCACGCGCTGTTTAGCTTCGTTCAGGGCATCCAAGACGCTGATGCGGGTGTCGGTAACGCTGACGTCAATGCGATCACCGTACATTTTGGGCTTGAGTTTGGAGGCAATCCATTTGCGCGCATCGACTTGCATTCGCTTTTGCTGAACCCAAGCAGAAGCCATGGGTCCTTCCAAATGATCTGGCATGGGTTCGTCAGCCAGCTCGAGAATTTCTTCAGCCAGACGGTCGGCTCGGTTTTCAATGGCTTTCTCGTACATCTCCCGAAACTGAAGATTGTTTCGCAACATCATCATCACGGCATCATACGAAGGCATTCCTTCGGCTTTTAATGCTGTGCTTAAACTTTTTCCAAGCGACATTTGCTCGGTCATTATTTGCCAGCATGGATTGTCAATACCAAACACGGTTGGCCGGCCTGGCCTGCGTTTAACCGTCACTTCAGACGCCAAGTTTTGAGTCACTTGTAAACTCCTAAAAAACGGGGTACTGACGCCAAAGCGTGGTCCCCCAAAAATGCGGCAACTGCAGTTTTCCCACCGCACGCCATCATGTTATCACCTCAATTTCAACCTTGTACTGCTTAACCCCATTGGAGCGTTGCTTGTACTGCCAGTCTAATTGCTTGTGCCCATCGTCCACACCAAGCCAATCAGCAACCCCATCCCTGACCGCCTTAAACCCAGACTGCAGATTATCCCCATCCAACGCCCTTGGAGCCACCCTAGTGAGCACAATCGTGCAAGGTGGTACCGGAGGTGCGGCAACAGCACATAACGTGTTGTACGCCCTTTTACGATGATCCTTGGCCAACTTAGCCTTAACCGCCCAATGCATCCTGACATTGGCCACACTCACCACTTTCATGTCCATTTCCACTTCAATCATCCTAACCCCTTAAAAACTCAAAATCCGTGTACCGACGATTTGACCCGACTTTGTGTACCGAACCGAAGGGGGTATATATACCCCTTCGGTACGTTTCGGTACAACGGGCAAGTCGGGCATCGGTACGTTTCGGTACGTTTCGGTACATCGGTACATGGTTTCGGTACACTTTGACTGTACCGATCGTACCGAAATCGGTACAAATCGGTTCGGTTCGGTACATTTGACCCTAAAAATAATTACCGTTTCGGTACATCGGTACATCAATTTTGGTTGTTTCTGGCATAGTCATTGCTTAAATCGCCTCAGAATTCGGTGCTTTTGGTACGGTTCGGTACACCTCATTGTGCAGGCTAACCATGTCTTTCTTGGTCAATCCGTCCACGCATTCCTTAAATCTTCTGGAGTTCAGCCCATGCCCTTTGGCCGACTCCCTCCACTCGTCGTAGTTCGCAGACACGGCGATACCGTCTAAACCATCAGCCTGTTTCTTGGCCTCAATGGCCACCAAGCAGTTCAGGGCAATCAACTGGTTGCCTGGCAACACGGTACGCTTTTGCACACTGCTTACCAACCCGCTGATGTCCACACTGGTGAGGTACGCACCCTTGACTGGGTTGCCGTGTTTGTCAAGGATTGGCAAATCAACCTGAGTGATCTGGAAATTTTTAATCGCAGGCATTTCTGCGTCTTTCATCTTTTTGGATTCAAACTGGATGGTCTTAGAGCCCGAATCCAGCTGGCATTTGTACTCAGCGTCCAGTGCGCCTTTCAAAGCTGTCGATCCCCTGCTTCTGTCTTTGTCCATGGCGCCGCTGTGGTGTGCCACCAGCACGCAGCACTTGTAGTCTTGGCGCAAGTAGGTATCTAGATGCTGGATAAAGCTGTTCATGTCTTGGGTGCTGTTTTCATCCCCGCCCATGTTCCGCGCCAAGGTGTCGATGACAATCATGGCTGGTGTATGGCCACACTCTGTGGCCAAGGTTTTGATGGCCTCTGCCACCATGGCTGCTTCTGTGGCGTCATACAGTTGAGCTGCCCTGTGGCTTTTGAACAACGGTGCGCCGACCAGGCTGATGCCGTTGCCTAGCTCCCACGCCTTGAACCGCCGAGCCAGTCCGTTGTGCCCTTCGCCGGCGATGTAGAACACTGCACCCTTTTGCACGCCATGCCCATGCCAAGATGTGCCGGTTGCCACACAGCAGGCGATGTCGATGCTGACGAAACTCTTACCCCCGCCTGGGTCACCGAACACCTGCGCTAAACTGTCAGACTCAATGTAGTCATCGACAATCCATTTAATCTCAGCCAACTCCAAACTGTCGATGCGCGAGAACTCAAACGCCAGCTTTTCCCGAGCAGGCCCAGCCACGCGCTCAATCTGGTCCTTAACCGCATCCAGCCCCTGCAGGCAGTGCAGGTCATTAAAGTCTGTTGGCTTGTTGTCCACCATGTCAGACTCTCCAAAGCTGGGATACACAATCTCGCCAAACACCAGTGCCGCGGCAGCCCGTCCCTTAGTCACCCCAGGGTTGCCCTCCGTCCACTGGTCATTGTCTGCGCCAATAATGATCTTCGAGCCTGGGAACATCTCCTTTGCGCTCTTGGCCACCTTGGCCAAGTTGCCACAATCAAATGCCACCATGACGGTGTAGCCCGTTGCCTCATGGATTGAGGCGCAAGTGGCAAAACCTTCACCCACAAACACAATCTTGCGGTTACCCCGTAGCTCATAAAACCCGCCATCAATCTTGCCACCCTTCAAGAACCGTTTGTTCCCTTCAGCGTCAATCGTTTGGTAACTCAGGATCTCGCCAGACTGGTTGATCACCGGCACCACCAATCTGCCTGCCCTGTCAATCTTGATCCCATGCGCGCCAACGTGCTTGCGAACAAGGTAAGGATGGTCATCACTGGCATCAGCATAGGTGCCAACCTCATCCTCTGCACGCTCAGCAGCCACTGCCTGACTGGCCAACCGTTCTGCATCCTTCTTGGCCTTAAGCTCGGTCACCCACTTATCATGCTCAAATCGCTCAGTAAAAGACATGGACCGCCCAATGTCAGCCACCCACTTGGCTTCAAATGTAGGCTCCTTCCAGCAACCGGCAATCCCCACAGGGATCTTGCCACTGGTGTGCAAGATATACCAGCCATCCAGCGCCCCCTTCTTGCTTGATACATGTGGCACACGGTGGATCTCACCGTCAGCAATCAGGTCTTTGATCAGCAAGCCACTGGCCTCACAGTGGCCACGAAAAGCAACTTCAGGATTGATCAGGTCTTGCGACTCTGTGGCCACAGCAAAGCCGTTGGGAAAAATTGAAGTTAGGTTAGTCATTAAATTCTTTCACTGAGTATTTTCCATGCTGTTGCGGCACACAATGGGACTTGTCCGTTTCCAATCGCTTTAAGTCTGTCCACCCTAGAGGCCAACCCATCAACCATTCCACCCATGTTGCGTTCAATTGTGCGGGGGACATTTGCGGGTTCTCTCTCCCACCAGTTTCTGTCCACACCACACTGGGTAAATCCGAATTTCCCTGCCATCCTTTGCTTGGTCTCCTTGCCGCATAATCCGATTTGACTGGTGTAGGCCACATTTTCGTTAAATATCCTACTGGCGGTCCGTTTTGAGACCAAGTCACTTGTTCCGACAAGCATCCTGCCCCCACTCCGTTCCTGCCTATTTTCTTGCGATAGTCCAACCTTTTCTCCATCGACTCCACCGATCTTGTCGGAATGTCTACTGTGCTTGGAGTTAGCCACAATCCAGATTCTTTCACGTTTATGTTTTGCACCAATGTCGGAAGCAGATATAACTCCCCACCGACTGTCATACCCCATTGCGGTAAAGTCTGCAAGGACTCGTTCAAGTCCTCTAGTAACGAGCATTGGACTGTTCTCCACAAATGCGAATCTTGGTCGAACCTCGCCAATAATCCGTGCCATTTCTCGCCACATTCCTGACCTTTCGCCATCAAGTCCTGCCCCCCCCCCCGCAACTGAGATGTCTTGGCACGGAAAGCCTCCAGATACGACATCAACAATGCCTGCCCATGGCTTTCCATCAAAGGTTTGTACGTCATCCCAAATCGGGAAAGGCGGGAGAAGGCCGTCATTTTGTCGGGCGCACAGTACGCTTGCTGGGTAGGGTTCCCACTCAACGGCGCAGATTGTTCGCCATCCAAGGAGATGTCCGCCAAGTATTCCGCCACCAGCGCCTGCGAATAAAGCCAACTCATTCACGTTGCCTCCACCAGCTCTGGCCATATAGCGCCCCAGCTGTCCTGGCACAGCATCTTGCGACTTAACCGACCACCGGTTTCTTGCTCAATGCGTACAGCCTCAGTGGCCGACATCTCCCGCCTGCCGGTGAGGCATTGGTAAAGATATTGTTCATTAATGCCAACTTTTTCTGCCAGTTGTCGGCGCTCATCTGGATGTATTTGTGTGTTCATAGAAGCAGAACTCTAGCACATTGATAGACAGTTTAGGGCATAGGGAAAACACCTACAAAATAAATCTAGCAAAGGGCTTGACAAGAACTAGCAATACGCTAGAATTCATCACATGGCGGGGAAATAGTTCACTGACCATCACGCCGAAAGGCCAAAGGAAACACAAATGACAAACGCAATTTATACAGCATACGCAGCATCCGACCTGTTCAACGCAGGTTATTCATGCGATGGTCATGCTTACATCGCTGAACAGTTTTACGTGATCATCGAAAACGCAGCTGGTCGCCGCTTCCGTCACACTGCTACTTTTAACGGCACTGAGCAGTTAATTTGCGAAGATACCGGCGATTCTTGCTTTCCAGATTATCGTGCAGCAGCTGAAGCCAAAGCCGAATGTCTTGCCACCCGTGTTAACGCAGCATTTGCCGCTGGCAAAGATGTTGATTTGACATATTGGGGCGAAATTGATCCAGCTTATGGCTCTGATGAGTACATCTCTCAAGGTACAGAAGCACAGCGTTGCTTTGCTGAGAAAGCCGCAGCCTAATCAATCCAACGGGGCTCCGGCCCTTATCTTTTACACAACTACACAAAAATTACCATGACTGAAGCACTTATCCGTGAAGCCTTTTGGCAGTCAATGCAAGCATTAATTGAGGCTGAAGTTGATTCCTATACCGATTGGCATCCTGTTTTTGGCATTTTGTAAATCAACCCAACGGGGCTGCGGCCCCCGAAAGCACAACATGAAACATCACAAGTATTACCATTACCCCGAAGTCAAAAACGCCAAGCTGATTGCTCGTGCAGAGGCAGCTGTGGACTTTCTCTTGGCCTTGGCCATTGGTTCTGGCATGGCCGTCCTGTTGATTGCATGGTGGACTGCATGAAATCAGTTTGGATTCCTATCAAACCCAAGCCCACACCCACACGTTGCGACATTCTTGGTGTGTGTCAATCTAAACACGCATCGGCCTGCGACAAACAATGTAGGAAAGCAGCATGAACACCACCCCTGTTTGCCCCCCTGGCTTTATTGAATTCGCCTGCGAACTTGAGGGCGTTGATTTAGTTTGCCACTTGGAATACATCCCAAACGAATATGGCTCACAAGATTCCATGGGCTTACTCTATGAGCCTGACAGCGATCAAAGTATGGATCTGGTCAATGCCTACATTGCCGGCACTGACATCGACATTGGCCACTTGCTTTTGCAGTATCTGGTCGATCACATTACAACCACAGCACTTGAGGACATGAAAAATGATCACTGAACTAACCGCCTTGCTTCGCAAAGCAAAGTTTGCAGAGTCTACTGCTAAGGCCGAGCGTCTGCGCTTGGAAGATTTGATTGAGAAACAATTTACTAAGCCTGAAGGCGGTGAAGGCACGCACACTGATGAGGAGATCCGCATCAAGTGGTCAATTAACCGCAGTGTAGACACACCAGCTGTGCAGGCCGGCTGGGAGCAGTTAACGCCCAACGCCAAGAAAGCATTTCGCTGGAAGGCTGACGTTGACCTGACTCACCTTCGCGCCATTAAAGATTTGGACTCCATTGCCTACGCACAGGCCACAGTGTTCATCACCAGCAAACCCGCAAAACCCTCCATCGAAATTTTGAAAGACTGATATGTTTGATTTGAAATCCATCTCTAAGACACGCCGTGTCCGTGCCCCTAAAGTTGTTGTTGTTGGCACCGGCAAGATTGGCAAGACCACCTTTGCAGCTATGGCGCCCAACGCCATTGGCATTCTGACTGAAGACGGTGCTGACGCTGTAGACGCCAACGCATTTCCATTGGCATCCAGCTTGACCGAAGTCTATGCTGCCATTGACACGTTGATCAATCAAGACCATGAGTTTCAAACGCTGTTTATTGATTCGCTAGACTGGCTTGAGCCACTGGTGCAAGACCATGTGTGCAAGGCCAACAACTGGAAGAACATTGAGCAGCCAGGCTTTGGTAAGGGTTACGTTGCAGCTGCTGAAGAATGGCGCAACCTGCTGTCCGGCCTTGAAGTATTGCGTGCCAACAAGGGCATGGGCATTATCCTGATTGCCCACGACAAAATCAAGCGCATTGAAGACCCACTGACCGAAGGCTATGACAGCCATGTGCTTAAGCTGCATGACCGCGCTGCCGGTCTGGTGCAAGAATGGGCTGACGTTGTGGGTTATGCCGGCTACCGCATCTTTACGAACAAGACAGATGCTGGCTTTGGCAACAAAGAAACCAAGGCCACTACCACGGGCGAACGCATCTTGCATGTAGAACCCCATCCAGCCCATTGCGGTGGCAACCGCTTTGGCTTGACCAACATGCCGCTTGACTGGGCGGCATTCCAAGAAGCGCTGACTGTAGCGCAATCTTGATTTTCAGTCCGAACCTTAAACTCTTGAAAGAAAACAATGGCTCAATTTAACTTTGACGCATCGACCGTCGCCCCCCAAGCCGCAACCGGCCCCGTCCCCGCTGGCACTTATCTGGCTCACATTACCGAGTCTGATGTGCAGCCGCTGAAGTCCGGCAACGGCACTGGCCTGAAGCTGACCTTTGAAATTATTGATGGCCAGTACAAAGGCCGCAAGATTTGGGAGAACCTCAACATTCAACACAGCAACGAAGACACCCAGCGCATTGCTCAGTCGCAGTTGTCTGCGCTGTGCCATGCTGTGAACGTGATCAAGTTGCAAGACACTGCAGCCTTGCACCTCAAGCCTGTCAACTTAAAAGTTGTGGTGCGTGAGGCCCAAGGCCAGTACCAGGCAAGCAACAACATCAAGGGCTATGAGTCTGCCGGCGGTGTGCGTCAAACGCCAGAATATGTGGCCCCAGCGTTTGGTGTTTCAGCTATTGAAGTCAAACCAAGCGCCCCTGCTTGGGCTAAGAAGTAAACCATGGCCGCAGTACCACAATCTGTTGTGGACCCTGTGGCTGACGCCATCTTTGCCCATTACAAGGCAAAGTTTGGCGCCGACCCACAGCGCCCCTATCTTGGCGCCAGTGCAATTGGCAAGCCTTGCTTGCGTCAGCACTGGTATTCATTCAGATGGTCCAAGCCGGCTGAGTTTTCTGGTCGCTTGTACCGTGTGTTTCAGTCTGGCCACTTGCAAGAGCCAAGGGTTTACCATGATCTGAGAGCAATTGGCTGTACGTTGTACGACACCGATCCAGTGACTGGCCGGCAATGGACGTTTACCGAACCCACCAGTGGTGGCCATTTTCAAGGCAACGCTGACGGTATCGTGACCGGTTTGCCACAGGCGCCAAAGTCACCGCACATACTGGAGATAAAGACAGCATCAGGCAAGATGTTTGCAGAGATGCAAAAATCTGGCGTAAAGAAAGCCAAGCCCGAACACTACGCGCAGATGTTAATGTACATGAAATGGAGCATTGATCAGTATAAAGAGAACGGATGCCACAAGGCCATCTACATTGTGGTCAACAAAGACAACGATGACATTTACACTGAGCGTTTGGAATTTGACAAGATAGAAGCGCAGGCCGTAATCGACAAAGCCTTGGCGGTGATCGCCGCCACCGAGCCGCCAGTCGGGATTAGCCAAGATCCAAGCTGGTACGAATGCAAGTTCTGCGACTACCACAGCATCTGCCATGGCACGGATGTGCCGGCCCCAACTTGCCGGTCATGTGCCCATGTCACGCCAGAGATGGACGGCAAGGCACGCTGGACTTGTTCGTACCATGACAAAGATTTGCCGGTAATGAACCAACGCAAGGGTTGCGATTCACACCGGTACATTCCCATTTTGTTGGCCAAGTTTTCCCAACCGGTGGACATGGCCGGCGATGCGGTGGTGTACCAGATGGAAGACAAACAGTTTGTCAACGGCACACCCGCAGTTAACCAGGCTTGGATCAGCAGCCAAGAAATCCACGCTTGCAAGGACAAGAGTGCATTGATTGATGATCTTGCGCTGCAGCTGCGCTCAGAACACAACGGAAGGTTTGTATGATAACGCCACCTATCCAAGACATTACTTTGCGTGATTATTTTGCAGCTTATGCCATGCAAGCAATCATTAACCGGTCAGACGCAAGATTTACAACAACATTGGAGTTTGTATCCGGCAAAGCGTATCAATATGCTGACGCCATGATCAAGGAGCGCAACCGTGATCCTTCGTGACTACCAATCACGCTCGGTTGCCGATCTGTTTGCTTGGTGGACCAAGCACCAAGACAACGCCGATATTCCGTTGCTGGTGCTGCCCACCGGTTCTGGCAAGTCGGTGATCTGCGCCGAGATCGTGCGCCAGATGTGGGAGCAGTGGCCAGAGTACCGGCCACGCACCGTGGTGTTGGTGCCCAGCAAAGAACTGGCCGAGCAGAACGCCGGCAAACTGCAGGCATTGTTGCCGGACAACATACACGTTGGCTATGTCAGCGCTAGTCTGGGCAAGAAGCAACATCATGCCGATGTGATTGTGGCCACTATTGGCAGCATCCACAAAAGCGCTCACTTGCTAGGTGACATCAAGGTGGTGATCATTGATGAGGCTCACCTGGTGAGCCCCAAAGCATCTGACGCCGGCATGTATCGCACGTTTTTGGCCAAGCTGGGCGAGATCTGCCAGTTCAGGACCGTGGGCATGACGGCCACACCGTTTAGGGGCAACCAAGTATGGCTGACCGATGGAGATGAGCCGTTGTTTACCGGCATTGCGTCCAACGTCACTATGCGTGAGCTACTGGACCAAGACTTTTTGGCGCCATTGGTCCCGCCGGCGGTTAAGATGACCACCCGCATTGATGCCAGCCAGGTTGGCATATCTAATGGCGACTACAAAGTCGGTGAGCTGTCTGTTGTGGTGGACACGTACTTGTTGCAAGTGGCTAGGGAAGCCGTCTATATGGCCTCACAACGCACCAAATGGATTGCCTTCACACCAAGTGTTGCCAACGCTGAAAGCCTTGCAGACAAGTTATGTGAGCTTGGTATTGGTAGCGCTGTGGTGTGCGGTGAGACACCGGCGCCAGAGCGTGCAGATTTGATACGCCAATTTAAAGCCGGCCAGATTTATTGTTTGGTTACCGTGCTGGCGCTGTCTGTTGGTTTTGATGTGCCGGATGTTGATTGCATCATCTGGTGCCGGCCTACCAGGTCACCGGTGCTGTATGTGCAGGGCATGGGCCGAGGCACAAGGATTGCAGACGGCAAGACTGATTGTCTGGTGCTGGACTTTACCGACACGGTGGAGCGCCTTGGACCGGTGGACATCATCAAAGGCCGAGCCAAGGTTAAGCGCAGTGGTGATCAGGAAGGGCCGTACAGCATTTGCCCAGAATGCGGTGAACGCAACGCAGCAGCTGCGCTAGTGTGCGTGCATTGTGGCGCCATTATCAGGGAAGAAATAGTTGAGCCCATAGACGCCAAAGTATCTTATGCCGCACTGCTGTCAGCACAACGTGCGGAAATTACAATTTGGCACGATGTTACAAAGGTTGACTACAAGTTGCACCGTAAGCCTGGCAAGCCAGACAGCATGAGGGTTGACTACTACAGTGGCTTATTGCGTTGCGCTAGTGAATGGGTATGCATTGAACACACCGGTTATGCAAGACAAAAAGCAGTCAATTGGTTAAATGAAAGAGAAGCCAATCAACGCGCCCATAAGTGGTGGATTGATCACTCCAATGATTTAGTGGTCCATGCTGTGGACACATTAAATAGTTGGTCCATGGATGTAGGTGGCGTGCTTGATTTTATTAAGCATCATGGATTAAAAGAACCAACCCGCATTGCAACCAAACAAAACGGAAAATTTACAGAGGTTAAAGAATATGAATTTAGCAGAACTAAACGCCATCAAGATGCATTTGAACAAGCAATTGAAAGAGCTTGAGGACATCCAGATCACATGCTTGCGCTGTGAAAATTTAAAGGCTGGCTACCGGTGTCAAAAATTTGACGCCAGCCCACCGGCTGAATGGATACATGGTCCTGTTGACTGTGAGCATTGGGCATGGGATTGCATCCCTTTCTAGCAATATGCTAGAATTCAATGGACTTAACAAAAAGGCACATGCATGAGCAACTTTCAGATTTGGGAGCAACACAACCTTTCCCGATTTGCACAGGAAGCAAACGAAAAAATGCTGGAACAACAAAAAGAGATTGAGCAGCTGCGCGATGATTTGCGTGTGGCCATTGACGCATACCGAAAATTTATAAAGGAACACCATGAAAATTAAAGACTATTTTCAAGACATATTTGGTGAGTTTAATCTTGAGCCCAGTGACTTTGCCGAAATTGTATTCCGTGCTGGTTGGAACAGCGCCATGGATGAGGCATCTAAAAAAGTTGGTGATTTGCCATTTGGCAAAGACACTCAAGACAGTTTTAAAATTTGGATCAAGGAGATAAAAGAATGACTGGATGGCGTAAACGAACAATCATGGAAATGGCGCGGGAGTCTGGTTTTACAGACAGTAGCAACCCCGACTTGTACGACATCATGCTTGTGTCCGATAAATCCCTTGAGGCGTTTGCCGAGCTTGTCCGTGCTGATGAGCGTGAGGCGTGTGCAATGACGGCTGAAAATACTAGCGTGTATGACCGCTATTCGCCTGAAGACACAATTGCAGATGCCATCCGAGCAAGGGGCAATCATGACTAAAAACGAAGCATTGAAGCAAGCATTAGAGGCGTTGGAAGCAGCGGAAATTGATGGAAATTGCGAATATGGGGCCACGGAAATTATCCGCAAAACCTTGGCACAGCCAGAGCAGCGCACATGGGTTGGGCTGACTGATGATGAACGCATCAACATTTCGTACAAATCAAATGGCAACGAATGTGTGGCGGTAGAACTGACTGAAGCCGCATTAAGGAGCAAGAACACATGAAATCTAGGCACCACGCAATTCGTGAACTGTTGCTGGCGTCTGAAGATGGTCTAACTGTTAATCAGCTTGCCGAACATTTTGGAGCAACCACCAAAACCATTTGCAAGACGCTAAAGACCGTTTGCGGTGTGTACATTGACCGTTGGACAGGGCCAAGCCGAGGTCAGTATGCAGCAGTGTATATGTGCGTGGAAACGCCTGAGAACGCCCCGCGTCCTTAAGCGTAAAGGCGTGTGCCAGCCTTGTCAATAATTAGCTTACTCTTGCGTGGCGCGGCACCGGCTACGTTAGGTATGCTGATGTGGGTCCAGCGGTCAAACTCACGGATCACTTGGTCATAATTCAGATCGCTGGCAATGATGGTTTTGACCACTTGGTCAGGTGTCATAGCGGGTACACGAATATCAGCAGCGCAGCCGATGCGATGCTGAGAAGTGTCTTTGCTGCCCACAGCATCATTGACTTGTTTTGATCGGAAAGCTGAATT